GGTGAGGAGCAACAGCCCACGGGAAGGACCCTGTTGCATTTTGCAACACTGTTGCAAAATGCAACACGTCGCCATGCCCTGCCTGCGAACCGTGCAACGTGCCTCGAATTCATGCTTCGGCCTCCGCCGTAAGTATAAATCCGTTCACGTGCGACCCCTTGCGTTGAGGCCGCCTGTGCTCACGAGACGATGGTGATCTGCCTCGCCCCTCGTCCTCGTGTTGCCCATCCCTTTCGCACGATCGCTCGCATGTGCGACGCAGGTGCGTTCGGTGATGTCCACCCGAACGCGTTCATGATCTCACGCGTGGTCGGAGGCCAACCGTGCTCGCTTATGAAGCGAGCGATGAACTCCAGCACCTGACGCTGGCGCGGCGTGAGTTGTTTTCTCTCGACGTTCCCTGGCTGGGGATCGAGCCCATGAACTCTCTCGATTTCCTGGGCTGGTTGGCTCACGACATGGCAAGCGAATTCTCTCGCCGCTTCCTCTCGTTGTGCTCTCTCAGCTCTTGCTCTGCGAGCAGGCGGGTGCTGATCTCTACTGGCGATGAAAACCTTGTCTCATGAGCCTCAGGCTCGACCACTGCCCTCGGCTTGTTCTTCTCCACGAGCTGTTCCTTCGCAGCGTTGAGCAACGCCACAGCATCGAGCGACTCGAGGTCGTCCAGGCGGTCGATGATCCGTTGGCGAATCTCGCCGTACTGGTCAGGTGACGCAGCTTCAATTGCCGCCTCGAGCTCGCGTCGCAGCCGGCGGCTGGCCTCGCGGTCGATGACCAGGCGATCCCCACTGAACGCCGGCTGCATCATCGCAACCGACCTCGTCGCAACGGCCTTCGCGGATGCGATCGAGCGATAGGCCGCATGAATCCAAGCGATCTGCGGAAACGGCGTGTCGCGGGTCCGCTTCACCTCACGGATCGCCTCGTAGAGCGTGTCCTGGTCGAGGCCCGACAGGTCGTCGCGCCACAGGGCCAGCTCCTCGGCAGAGTACGTTTCCGTCATGGCCATCCGCCAAAAGCCGTTGATCAGAGCTCGGTTCTCTTCCCACGTCTTGCTCACAGGCCACCTCCCACCGCGACAGGCTTTCGCCCTCGCGAGCGATCGGGCTGCGGTGGCTTCAAGGTCCTAAACTCACCCGCCAGGATGCGGTCGAGGTCACGCACAAACTGCGTCCACGGCACCGGATCGGTGAACCGGATGCACCCCGGGAGCATGGCGAGCCCTCGCCGCAGCTCATCGAGCCGGCCGGGCGATGCCGCGATCTCCGAGAAGTTGTTTGGCGGGGTCAGGTGCGTCCACGGGACAGCCCGGTCGATCGCGTTCCAGACCGGGGCGATGGTTGCCCACTCGTCGTGCACCCAGCCAGGCCGGCGGAAATCGTCTTCCGGGTCTCGGGATTTCGGCGGCGGTGCCGCGGCGCGCGCGTCTGTTTCTTTCTTCTTTGAAGATATAGGTGAAGGTGAAGGTGATGGCGTATCCGAATGCGATACCGTCTGCGTATCCGTCTGCGTGGTGCATTCGGTGTCCGCCTGCACTTCCGTCTGCGTGGCCAGCAGCCTTGCCCCAGCCTCCGCGGCTTCCCGTTTCAGCCTCTTTGCCTCGTTTGCCGCATGGGCCGCGGCCACCTTCTTCTCTCGGTTCTCGACGGCGGCGCTCCGGTGCTCCTCGAGCCGGCGGTTTCGCAGCTTTCCGTCCGTGCCGAGCGAGAACTTCTCGCCGACCGTGCCCCAGCATTCGGTTACCCCAGGCGTGATTCGCTCAAGGGCCTTCATGTCGCTTGGAAGCCCTCCCATGGCCCACTGAGCCATCAGCAGCGTCAGGTAGTGCCCTCGCTCCTCTGCGGACCACCCAAGCGTTGCCGTGAGGAAATCACTCACGTACAGCGGCATCCAAACATCGACCTTCGTTTCATCAGCCATCACAGCCCTCCGTGGCTATTGTCAGTCATGGGTTTCGCGGGTGATCTCTTCGAGCAGCTCCATCAGCACGGCGACGAGCTCGTCTTTTCGTTCCGGCCACTTGCCTTGCACCCGCCCAGCAGACTGGCGGATCGCATCAAAACAGCCCTCACAATCGAGGACGTAGATCATGTCAAGGATTGGCGACGACCTTGGCTGTGGCTTCTTGGCCGGCGGCTTCTTCTCGACCTCGCGGACAGCCTTCGCGAGCTGACGCGCCGTCGGCTTGGGTGGCAGGCTCTTGGCGGCCTCGATGATCTTTGCGGCCGGCGCCTTCACATTGCCGGCCGTGATCTTCTTCTCGATGCCAAGCTTCGCAGCGGCGGCCTGGAGCTCGCCGGCACGACGAACGGTCTTCTCGTCGACGCCGTGCTCTTTGGCGATGACGGAAGCTGTGGACATCTTGCCCGCAGCTTTTCCTTTCAACGCCCCCGCCTCGGCTGGCGTCTTCTTCGTGCGGTTGTAGAGCCGGCCGAGGATCATCGCGAAATCCTGCTTCGACAGGTTGCGACGTCCGAGCTGGTTGCGGTCGATCCACTCGGCGGCCTTGGTCCTGTTTGGGAACTTGAGCGAGTCGACGTCGAACCGCAGATCGTGGGCCCGGCAGATCTCGAATCGGTTGTGGCCGTCCAGGAGGATGGCCGGCTTGTCGCCTCGGTCCCAAACGATCAGCGGCTCCCTGGCTCCGCCGGCCTCGAGCAGGTTCGCCTCGAGCTGCTGGTATTCCTCGCGAGAGAGCGGAGGAATCTGCTCGGCGAATTCCTTGTCGATGGTGATGCCGTCAACGGTCTTCATGGTTCACATACATCCCTACGTGGCAGGCAATAGCAAGTCCGTCCTGGCTTACAGGGCCTCGTAGTTGAGTCCGTCAATTTGCGGAAACAATTCGCTTGAATTCCATATGAGAATTCGAGGGCGGCGGCCCTTCCTCTCTGCGTTGAACGCTTTTATTGCCCTTGCGGACGCTGATTTTGTGTCCGGCCTGGCCGAAGAGATGCGAAGACGAATTATCCCTTCACGGAATCGATTAAAAGGACGATCCCTGTCATCTGATCCATTACATATGGTGTCTATGAAGTCTTCGGCCAGCGATGGAGAAACCAAAGAGAACAGGTAGTACAGGGAACTACAGGCCGAAACGCCCCAGATTTTGTTTCTTGCCGATTGACAAACACGGATTGCCTCCCGAATGCCGGGGTGCCTTTCCAGAAGCTGGAACGCGACTGCTGAACTAAAGTTGTGTCGCGAGTTGTCGCCGTCAATTGTTTTCGTAGAGCGCATCGCCCCAAGACACGCCAGCACTGATGCCAAGTCGCGCGACGAAGACTCGCCAGCCATGCCTAGGACATCAGAAACTCGCCTGCGCTTGCTACCAACGTCGATTGTGTCGAAAACGTCTTCCGCGAGGCCGCGCACCACGAGCGCCCAAAAGCCAACGCCAGTTACCACACAAGCTGTAAGCCTGTGCTGTCCATCTAGTAATCGTCCAGAAGTTGCGAAACGAATGGGCGTTCCATTGTCCTTCATTTCCCCTCGCCTAAAAGCGCCACAGAGAACCGCCACATGATTCCTCGACAAAGGCCGGTTTCCCTGATTGCTTTTGAGATACTCAGCAGCCATTTGCGGTGTGACGAAAACGTGTTCTGTAGTTAATCCTGCTGTCATGACTGATTCTCCTTTGATTGTTTTCCTGTTACTCACGAATTTGATTTCAGCTTAGATACCATCCCTAAGAGGCCCGCTTGTGCTCATGACTCGACCCTCCGAAACTCGACCACCCACACCCAAGGGTTCTCCGCCCACGAGCCGGGGCCGTTGATGGACTCCCACAGATCGCTGAACCAATCACGGGCCGTGAAGGCCGGGTCGCAGTCACACCCATCCGGGTAGTGGGGGCATCGCGGTAGATAGCCCATGTCGGGCGTCCATTGCTTCGGGTCGCACGCGTTAAGCTCTGCGCCTTCAGCGATCGCGTCCTCTTCGCTGATCTCGTTCAGCCGCTCGACTCGCACGCCGGTGATCTCGAGCGTGATCCGCGAGGCCCAGCGTGGCATGTGGATGGATGGCCGCCAGTGCTTGTTCGATGGATTGGTGACGAAACCGTGTCGCCATTCCGAAGATTCGTCGGCGTGGTAGTGGATCTCAGTTCCGAGCCCTTTGCCGTGCGCCGTTGGCTGCCACGTCTCCCGCACCCAAAGGCGATCGCCTGGGCGTCCGTACGGGCATGGATAACCACGCTTGAAGTATTCCGGGTCGCGATGTCGAAGCCCGTGCGGAGGCGACGAAAACCAGATCGGCATTCCGTCGTCCGCATACTCGACGTGCGGCAGCGGTTGCTTCCATACTTCCCTAGAGAACTTCACGATCCTCCGCGTCTGAGTCTTGCGGCCAGCGAGGATCGCCCGGACCATCGGGCCTGAGAACAAGATCGGGCGTTCGCGGGTGGCGGTTGCGGTGCTCATGCCTCACCCAGTTCCTTCCTCGCCGCTGACGCGACCAACTCAATCGCGCCGGCGACGGAGCTGAGGGCATCACGTCCCGAATCCACCTGCTTCTGCAGCTTTTCGGTAAGAGCCTTCAATTCGAGGTAGTGGCTCAGCAGCACTTCGTAGCCGGCCGCAGCTCGTTCGTTGACCTGCTGTACCTGGATAAGGTCCCGGCGGTTGGGCATGGCCTGAAAGAAGCAGCTCCCATGGAGAGGCAGCCGTTCGATCAGCTCGACGTTGTAGACAGGGCCCAGCTCAGCCATCTGAACCGCCTCCCTGCGACGCAAAGCCGATCCGCTGAAACACGTAGTCACGCTTAAATGGACCTAAGTCACGTTCGGGAATCCATGCCGTCTCGCGTCGCCGGCCATCCCACCAACTGACTTCGTAGGTGACCTCAACACCTCGAATGCAGACGGCCTGAATCGTCCCGTGGATGGGCTCATTGATGCTGCTGCCGATGAGTACGGTCTCGCCGGCCGCAATGACCGGTATCGATGAGATCGGGCAGCGGGCCTTCGCGAGTGTTGCCATCACCCACCCCCTTCCGTGCGATGACGCAGCACGGTGATCTCATGACCAGAGGCCGCGGACTTGGCGCCGTGGGCCAGGTGCTCGAGTGCCTTTCGCTGGCGATCGATAACGGCACGCAGCGTGTCGTTCTCTGCCTCGAGATTCTTGGCGAGCGATGCCAGCTCGCGGCGGTTCTTCCATCGTGCGATCAGTTGGCGAATCATTGGCCCACCTTCCCTTCCTGGTCTTGTTGGATGAGGTCAAAAGCTTCCTTGCTGAAAATCGACATACCGGCAGTTTTGGGGCCGCGGGCGCCGAGTCTTGAAACCTCGCCGGCGAGCGTCGCCTTGCGGTGCATGCACATCGTGGCCGACCGGAGCGTCTCGGCATCGAAAGGGTCATCGACGAACACGAACGTCGGCCTGGTCCTGGTCATTTCAGGCCCCGCCCTGGTCGACACGCCTACAAATGCACCCATGATGCTGAACGACTGAATCACGCACCCCGAGGCCGGCGAGCCCTTGATGCTCGGGAACCGGATCACGTCGCCGCGCCATTCAATGCTGGTCAGAGATCCGTCGCAGGTTTGAAATGCCGCTCGCTGGGTGATCCCATCAAGCTTGCGGATCGGATAGATGGCCTCCGGAAAATCCTCAAGGAGTAGGTCGTTCCAGAGGCATTCCGACTTGATGTTCTCAGCAAGGGCTTCGGACGCACGTCGCGAATGGTGGATGGTGGCCGTGAACCAGCTCCGGCCGTACAGGGCGAGCCACAACGCCCCAGCCTCGACGATGGTCGTGCTGCCGATTCCATGATCGACCACCACAAGCGTCCAAAGGCTGTCCTCGACGGCGAGCTCGAAGTGATTGGTGATCCGCGTGCGGTCCGGCCCCCATTCGGCAGTGAACGACTTGGGCATGTACGTCTTGCAGAACAGCTTGAAGTCGTCTCGGCAGCTCATCTTGCGTGCCGGATCGACCACAGGGGGAATGGGCCCGATGTCTCGTTCTGACTTTGTCACGCTGCCACCTCGAGCCTTCCTTGAGCTGCGGCCAGGTCGGCCGCTTTGATGAACCACCCCGTGAACGGCGAGCCATCGAGCCGCTGCACGAGCAGCTTCGACGCGGCCCAGGCTTCACCGGCCCTCGTGCCGCGCGTCGGCCTGAAATCCTTCGCCTGCTTCAAGAGCTGGCGAAGGGCACGAACCTCGGCGAGGCCGAGCGTGAACAGGTCGCCCTTGAATGGTCGAGCCGTCCGCACCACTGCCAACGCGGCCCGCCTGATCCGCGAGACGAACTCGTAGGCCAGGTCGTCGCCGGCCGCGGCTGCCTCCGCTCGCTTCTCTCGCCGTTTCCGTAGCTTCCGTGCATCGCTCATCATCGAGAAACCCTCCTAGCTGTGCGTCCGTTCCCTCACGTTTGAATGTCAGGCCTGACTGGGCCACCGACCTTGACAATGGGCTCGCCCTCTCCGTCCAAGGCTCGCTGCATTTCTCGAAGACCAATCGCAGGATCGAGCCCGTCATGCTCCACGGCCTCGGCGATCCGCTTGACGCGTGCCACCATTCGGTAGCTATCGCCTCTCGTTTCCTGCCGAAGCTTCTCGTTGTCGATGCTCAAGACTGAGCCTCCTGTCGGGCCACGGAATCCAAGAACGCATCCTTCTGGTCTGCGAGGGCTCGCAGCTCGGCGGCCTCCTCGGCGGTGAGCTCGCCGTCCGATGCGAGCTGCTCGGTGCTCTCGCGGATCTTGGCCACAGCCCGCTTGTCCTTGGCCTCCTCGAGGTAGGCGGCCAGGCGGTCGGCGTGGGGCGGCTCGACATCCTGCTGCTCGTCGAGATCAGCCGGCTGGGCCTCGACGTCGAGCGTCGTCATGGCGTCGTCGGCCATGCCGCCGGCGGAGCTGCTGAGGGCAGGATCCTCGTAGGCGTCGATCGAGACAGCCCGGGTCAGCTCAGGCGACACAGGCAGGATCTTGCAGATCCGACGGAACACCGTCTTCTTGGCCATCGATTCGTAGTCGGTCACCCACGGGCCGTCGCCGCTGGACTTCGACCGCTTGCGGATCTCGTCGACCTCCCGCTTGGTCATGACCTCGAACTGAACGCCACCGTCGCGGAGCTTCGCCACTGCGTAGACCGCGACCATGGGGCCGGCGTCGCCCGAGGCCGGCTTGTGGTTCAGCTTGGGATCCAGCCCAAACTCGTAGGAAAACTCGTCCTTCGCGTGGACGACGTGGGCGTAGATCGTGCTGATCTGCCCGCTGCGACGCGCCAGCTCGATCAGGCCGCGGTAGCCGGGGATGAACTGGCATTCCTTCCGGTTCGTCTTCCGGTTGTTGAACGGGACCAGGTACGCGTGGCCGAGCACGCCGTCCGGCTCGAGGCCGAGCTGGCTGGCCTGGATCAGAGCCCCGATCAGGCTTCGCGGCTCGCAGTCCAGCAGGGCCGGCGTCTTCTGGATGGCCGTGTTGAACACGCGGATCATCCGCTCAGCCGACAGGTGCCGCGGCAGAGCCACCGCGATCTGCTCGCGTGACTTTTCGATCAGGCTGCGAACGTTGCGGGTTTTCTCTTGGATCTTGGTCAGTGCCTGGGTCATCACGTGCCTCCTTTGAGTTTTGGGAACATCGATTTCACAGCGTCGACAGACGCCTTGAGTGCGAGCTTTGCCTCGGGCGAAACCTTGTTGGCGTCACCGCCGGCGGCTTCCAGTTCCTCGAGGTAGCGAACGGCCGCGTTGTGTTCAGCGATGTACCGCGACTCGGTGTATGCGGCTGCTGCCGCCCGATCGCGGGTGCGTTGGTTGCTCAGGTCCTTCTTGGACTCACAGACGCGAGACGACATTGGTTCCCTCCTTGGAATGGCCACAGTCAGACGAGACGCAGCCGGTACTCGTATTCCGAATTGCCCTTCGAGTTGATGACCTTCCGGCCCGTGTGCTCGACGGTGCAGAGATCCACCCGCATTTCCTTGAGCCGGCGGCACACGACGACGTTGTCTTTGAGGCCGGTCCTGGCGGCGATCTCCGTGGCACCAGCCGGCCCCAGCCGGAGGGCGTCCTCGATCAGCTCGTAGTGCCTCGCGTTTTTCGCGTGCTTCGCTCCGGCCTCGTGCGAGGTGATCGGGTCGTCGAGTCGGGCTCGGTGGTCGTCTGCAACAGTCGAAACTCTGGGCTTCCGCATCGGCGGCAGGGATGAGTGTCCGGCTTCGGTGCGTTGCACCTGTTGCACGCCATCGCAGGCGGCAGGAACGGAAGGTTTGTCTGCATGTCGCTCCTTCGTAGCGAGCTGCCCGAGCGGCGAGTCTGCCCATGGGTCGGAGTAGTAGTCGCTCATGACGCCCTCTCCGCTGCGAGTGCCAGCTCGGCGACGACCTCGGCACGGTTGACGGCGACGTTGGCCGGGGCCTCGAACCCGATGCGGACCTTGTCGCCGCGGATCTCGACCACGAACACGTGAATGACGAGGCCTCCACCGATGGAGATCTGCACCGCCTCATCCTTCTTGCGGCTGAGAACTAGCACTTGTGAGTCCCTCGGGTGGCCCGGCTGTAGTCGGGAGGAATGCCTTCGATCATTCGCCGGCGGCGAACGTCGGCCATGAAGCCGGGAAGGCCGATGCCATCGGACAGGCGACGCTCTTCTTCGGAGTGCAGTTGGTCGAGGGCCTCGATGAAGCCGGCGACCAGGTCGCATCCCACCGTCTGGTCACCGAGCTCGATCCGCTTGTTCACTGAAAGCGTCACGCTCTCGTTGAGAGGCAGGGACGACTTGCAATGGATCGCCCGGCCGAGCTTGACGTAGAACGCAGCCGTGATCTTCAAGATCCGCCGAAGCGGATCCACGGTGGTGCCTTCGCCGCGATCGGTGCCGGTGCTTGCGGCGCGGCGGCCGTCGCCTTTCGCCTGAGCCTTCTTGCGGGCATGCCGGCCCGCAGCAGTGCCAGCCGCTGCTCGATTTCTTGGGGGGTCGGCTCGCCTGGCAACCTCCCTGCATCGGGTGGAGTTTTGAACCGCACACCGTCCGGCATTTGGGCATCCTCCCGTTGATGTTTGTGGGAAATGTGGGGCATTTTTCCCACACCCGTTCAGGTTCTCTGCGAAGCCAGCCGCCTCGCCAGAATCTTGGCCATCGCCCTGCGGTTGCGTTGCCCGAGCGGCGACCACTGCGCCCTGGCCTCGGCCGCTGCCGCTGCCTTCCGTTCGCTCTCCGGCAGTTCTCTTGGCCGACCGACGTACACACGCCCCACGAATCGAGCTACTCGGTTTCGCACGCTTGCCTCCATGTGAAAGGGAGGCCGGCCGCGTCGTCCTTGATCGCGTTGCCATTGCCGGCCTCCTTGCCTGGTTCCTTGACGCCGCAGAGCAGCGGTGACGAACGGCGGTGGACGTCACGGGGGAGGGTTATGCAGTCGGATGAAAAACCTGTCAAGAACAGTTTTTCAGCCCGCCGCAAAACTGATACAGTGCGGCCCTTCGTTCGAGGAAACCACACGCACCAGGGAGGGAATGACGATGGACGTTTCGAGAATCAGAAAGCTGGAAGTCGTACGCGGAATGGCCCCGGCTGGAACGGTCAAGTTGACTGCGGCCATCGAGATCACGGCGAAGGAGACACGGATACTCGTTTACGCCCAGCGAATGAACGGGAACGGCCACGTCATGGAATGCGGCGCCGTGTTGAATTCTGCGAACGGGTTTCCTGTTGACCGTGTCACCGGCGCGATTGACGTTTCAGTGCCCCTCGACTTGGCCCTTCGGGCATGCAGTAGATTCAGGCTGTCGACGGAAGACGGACGTTCGGTGTCTGTAGAGCGTGTCTTCGTGGATTACGGGTGGTCGGCGTCCCGTGAGTCAGTCCTTCGGGTTGTGAATGCCGAGAAGTACCGCACGTGGGTTGTCCTTTGCAGATCGCGATTTCAAGCGAATCGCGAGTTCGAGGTGACGAGCCAGTCAGTGCCGGCGATAGCCGCCATCGACCTGGATCACTGGCGTACACGTGCCGCAAGGATGCTTCAGGAGTCCAGGCTTTCAGCGCCAGCGGAGGCCGCTCGTCTTCTGCTTGAGGAGCTGTCTCGCTGGCATGCGATCGAAGTGTTCTCCGGCCGTGCATCGCGAATGCAGTGGGTCATGTCGATGGGGGCGTCAGCAGGCATGTTTGACCTTTTGGCGATGGCTGTTGCAGCCGCCGAGGTTCGGATCCGTTTGCCGATTTCAGCGGCCGTTTGGAACCAGGCGGCCAGGGCCACGGCGACGCAGGCAGACAAGGAGTTTCGCGCAACCAAGCCGGCAGTGAAGCTCGCTCACGAGATCACGGACGCCGAGCTGCAGACCATTTGCAGCATCGTCGGCTGCAAGATCCCCGGGCCGTACGCGAGGCGAATGGCGATCGACATCGACTGGGCGAACGGGCCCGTTTCGGTTTCCGTCGACACGCTCGCCACAAAGCCAGCAGCGAAGGCCGCTGGCAGCGAATCGAATCATGACGCCGAGCCGGCGGCGAAAGCAGTGCCCGAGCCTGATGCGGTGCAACCGAATGGCAAGGGACTTGGCACCGGCGATATTGGTGATGGCCTGTACCCGGCCAGGGTCAAGCTGCCGTGGGATCAGCACGACCACGCCGACGGGCTGAATGGCCGGAAGTGGTGGGTTCATCGGGCGCCAGGTGGCTTTGAGGCCTGGCTGAACAACGAGAAGCTCAACTCATACTTCGGGCACGACACCGCGATCGAATTCTGCGAGCGCGAAGAGGCCCGCCGGCAGCGGTTCGATATCGAGCTTGCTCAGCATGCGAAGGAACAAGCCTTCATGCGCGAAGCCCAAGAGCGGATGAAGGCAGACCGTGAGAAGGCAGTGGAGGACGAACGCAAGCACGAGGAGCTTTGGAAACGCTACTCAGAGACGCTCCGGAAACACGAGGAGTTTATCGCCGCGGCGACCAAGACTGGCTGCGATGCCGTTCTGGTCCAGGCAGACGATGCGATGGAAATTTTTCGTGCATCGATTGAGCTGTACCAGTCCATTCTCGCAGCCGGCATGAAGTCGACTGACACGGTTCCACAGCTCTGCGAATTATTCTCCAACGAGCTGATCAAGCTTCGTCGAAAGCTTTCGGCTAGTTCAAAGACCTAAAACAAGCCGGCCGTCAATTTCTCTCTGGTCGTCCCGAGAGCCGTGGCGAGCTTCGCGAGCGTCGAGGCCTTCGGCTCTTCGGTGTCGCCGGTTCGGATCGCATAGATCGTTTCTTTCGGGACGCCAGACAGCTCGGAGAGCGACTTCACCTCAAGCCCCCTCCGGGCCATCAAAGCGTTGATGCGTTCTCCTAGCGGGCAGAAGTCCTTTTCGAGGGGCCGGCCGCCTGGGTGTCTTTCTGTGACGGTTGCCATATCGAATCCCTCCTGTGGCCAGTTTTTCAGTCCGATGGAAAACCCGGCCTCCCCGGCATAGGATGCCGGGTGCAGGCCGGGAATACACCCCGCTGGGCTCGAACCAGCAACCTTCGGTTCCGTAGACCGATGCCCCAGTAGTTCGAGCCAGCAGGGCCACTCGTGACGGTCGCACGGATTGTGCGGCCACGATGGCAGGTCTGGACGCCAGGCAGCGCCCCGCATACCGCAAAGGATTGCCCTACGCTTTCGGGGGGTGCTCCGATGTATTGCCGCGCGGGTCCACACACGCTTTCGGAATACCTTTCCGAGTATGCGACGACGCGATCGATCGAGCCGACAACGGTCTACCAGTACCAGATCGTGATCCGACTCTTTGAGCGATGGGCCGGCCGCACCATCAGGCTCGACGAACTGGACGAGCTGAGCGTTTCGGCATGGCTGCGGGAGTACTCAGCCACGGTCAGCCGCACGACCGTCCGGAACAAGCGGACCATGCTCGTAGCCCTGTGGCGGAACGCGGCCGACGACGGGTATGTGGATCCACCCCGCCGGCGAATCCGATCCGCTCGGGCCGACATCGCCGCGCCCGTCGCCTGGACGCTCGAGGAGGTCGCCACCCTGAGATCCGCGTGTCGGAAGCTGCCACGGCGGCACCGTTGCGGCCTCACTCGCGCCGACTGGTGGGAGCTGGCCGTCTGTGTCGCGTGGGACTCGGGGCTGCGATGGGGTGACCTTGTTCGTCTTCGCGTGGATGCCATCCAGCCGAACGGTATGGCGGTGGTTCAGCAGCACAAGACGCGGCGCCTCACGGTGTTCTGCTTGTCGGACGACACGATGCGGCTCCTGAAACGATCACTCGCGCTCGCGCCCCGCGAGCTGGTCTGTCCGTGGCCGGCGACAGGGGAGACGTTCCGAGCCCAGGCCCGCCGCCTGGTCGCGAAGGCCGGGCTACGGGGCGGGACGTGGCGTTGGCTCAGAAGGGGAGGGGCTACCGACGTGGAGATCCAATCCATGGGGGCCGCAGCCACCCACCTCGGTCACCGGCCGGGTAGCCGGATCGCCGAGCTGCATTACATCGACCCAGTGCTCCTGGCGGGGGCGAGGGGGATCGTGTCGCCGAGGCCGCTGGCAGGGCCTCTCGCGAGGGGGTAGTTTGGTCCGCCATCACAAAGGAGAGATTGAATCATGGGCGATTTTGATTTCCTTGGCGACCAGTCGCCATCGCGAAGCTATCCCAGGCCTGCTCGTCGCAAGGTGGTCTACCGAAAAAGCCGGTCGAGCGGCTTGGGCACGGCCATGAGTGTCTGTTTCGGAATCCTCCTTGCGGTGGCTGTCCTCTTCGGAGGCTGTGTTTTCATCGTTGGTGCTGGGGCCAGGCGGCTTGCCGAAGAAGGTGGCGGCGGAGGTTTCATGCAGCAGGTTCACAATCAGGTCCTCAGCGACGCCGTCCGACAGTACAGCGCAGTCATCAAAGGAGGCGGAAGCGACGTCGATGCTTACGTGCGGGCCGGTCTCGTTGCGGAAGCGTGCCTCCAAGCCGGCGAAGACGAGGAGTACGCGGACTGGATCAAAATAAGGGACGCCCACGCAAGGAGAGCTGGCCTGCCGGTTCCGTAGAACATGCTCGACCACGACTTCATGCCAGGCGACGAGCTCGAGCGAGAAGGGGTCTGGTACGTAGTGCTCAGCGTGGCCGATCTCGACGGGAGAATTCTCGTCGATGGCCCACGCGGACAGGAATGGGTGGATCCAGAGGGCTTCTCGCCGCGGGAGCCGGCCTAGACCGTGTTCCGATAACGGCATAGCATCACCGCCATGAAACTGCCTCGCGACCCAATACCGCTCCCGAAGGCCGCCGAGATCGCCGACGTGACCGACAGGTACATGCGGACGCTCATCCAAGACGGCCGCGTCGAGGGCGTGAAAATCGGCAGGAACTACATCGCCTCCGAATCGTCCGCCCGTGCCTTCCGCCGGAGCGAGAGCGAGGGCCGGCCACGGAAGGCGAAGGCCGCGAAGAGCCGGAAGCACCGCAAGACTCCCCGGAAATAAGCCACTCCGCGAAACCGGCTCAATCGCCTTGCCCTAGTATTCCGATATCGGTACACTATCAGGCAGACGAAACGAACCACCAGGAGCGAGACGATGGCAACCAAGCACGCAGCCCCGACGACGAAAGCCGAAGCCCAGGTCGAGGCGATCGCCGAGAAGCACCTCGGGCTCGAAACCCTGGAGGCCCGGAACATGGACAGCCTCGACTTCCACGAGCTTTCGGTGTGGCAGATCCGCGAAGCCCTCCTGGCTGCCTACGAAGCCGGCCGCAAGAGCCGTTGAGCTGAGGCACCAATGCTCACGATCACCACGAGTCATCCGCAGTACTCGGCGGCCTTCATCCACTGGGCCGCGCGATGGGTTGCCCGCCGGATCGGATTTCCTGCGGTGGCCTTCCGTTCGCTGTCGATCGAGGTCGGCTACCGGAAGAACGTTCGCGGGCGAGGGAGCTGGGGCGGCTGCTACCGGAATCGCACGGTTCGAGTGGGCCTGCCGCGCGGGCCAATCACCTACCCACAATCGATGGCCCACAACAAGCGGGAGCGCGAAGCCGGCTGGGCGGCCTCCGACGAGCTCGAGCTGCTCGTGGTGCTCCTGGCTCACGAAATGGAGCATGCCCGCGTGGCCGCCGTTGCGATGGACGTCGAGGAGGTTCGCGAGCTGAACCATGAGCCGCGAGTGCGGGACGTAGCCTGGGGTGTCTTGGAGGCTTTCCGGCCGGCCCGCGCGAAGCTCGTGGCGGACTGGAGCCGACAGCCCGAGGGGGTGACGGCATGAACAAGAACCTCGCCCTGGCCCGCAAGCTCGCCCGCGAAGGGCTCGTGATCATCCCGCTCCTGGCCGGCGACAAGAAACCAGCGGTCCGGTGGAAGCGGTTCCAGACCGAGCGGCCCACCGATGCCGAGCTGGTCGAATGGTTCAGCGAGCGAAACTACGTGCCGGCGATCGTCACCGGCGAGCTGTCCGGGATCACGGTGATCGACTGCGACAACCGAGAGGCTGCGGAGACGTGGGCGGCCGGCTGCAGCTCGAGCACGATCCGGCAGACGACCAAGCGGGGGATGCACTTCGTCTACCGCTGGGCTGGCGAGCGAAACACGGTCCGCGTGGACGGCATGCCGGGCGTCGACCGGCGCGGCGAGGGTGGCTACGTGGCTGCCTACCCGGAGTCGGTCCACTGGACGCGGGAGCGGCTTGACGCGGCGCCCGAGCTGGGGGCCGTTGAATGCGTTTGTGAAGATGTGAAACCCTATTTCACAAACGCGGATTCGCGGACCGCGGAAAAAGGGTTTATCCGCGGATCGGATGACGACGGCGAGCTCGACCACTCGCCTGATTTCTTCCCCCTGGACGAGGTCGAGCTGGACAGCCTCTCGATCTCCATGCCCGGCGAGGATGCGGTGTGGGACGACGACCGCGATTGCTGGCGGATCGATTACCTGGATGCCGGCCAGCCGTGCTCCATGTGGCTCGACTCGCGGACGCACGAGCTTGTCGAGGCGTGAAGCGTTGTGACGCCTCCTCGTCACACTTTCAATCCACTGAACCAAAGCCCCATGGCGTTGCAAAATTCGGCCCGAAATTCCACTCGCCAGAACTGGCGTTGACGCCGGCGCAGGCCGGGTTAGAACGCCCCCCGACCAAGCCCATCCAGGAGCCCGGTTTCGGTTTCATAAACTAGTACTCTATGAAACCGAACGGCAGCCTGGGGGGAATGGGTGGCGAATCTCATCCCGGAACCAGACCGTGTTTCGAGCTGCCGGACCGCTGACGATCGGTGACCTCGCGCGCGACTACGACGCGTTCCGAGACTGCCGGCCGGCCACGGTGGATCAGTACAAGATCGCCGCCGGCCTGTTCGAGGAATGGGCCGGCAAGCCGGTCCTTCTCGTCGAGCTCAACGAGGGGAGCGTGTCGGCCTGGCTCCGCGACTACGCCTCGAAAGCCGCGCCCGCAACCGTGAAGGGGAAGCGAGCGATGATGATGGCCCTGTGGCGGACGGCCGCCGATGAAGGGCTGTGCGAGCCTCCCACGCGGCGTGTTCGCGTCCAGCGAAAATCCACACCCAGGCCGCCGGTCGAGGCATGGACGAGGGACGAGGTCGCGCGGCTGCTGACGGCCTGCCGTGGTCTCCGCCGGCGGCACCGTTGCGGCCTCACTCGCGCGGCGTGGTTCGATCTCGCGGTTCGGATGGCCTGGGACTCCGGGCTCCGCTGGCGGGATCTCGTCAGTCTGGAAGCCTCCAGGGTCGCCCCAGACGGCACGTGTACGGTCGTCCAGGCGAAGACAGGCCGGCCGGCTCGGTTTCGCCTCTCGCCGCAAACCATGGCCGCTCTCGCGGAAACCATGCGGCGCTGCCCAAGGGAAATCGTCTGCCCATGGCCGGCGTCGCCACAGGCCTTCGGTGCCCAAGTCCGTCGGCTTGTGGCGGCGGCCGGGATCCGTCGCGGGACCTGGAGGTGGATCCGCCGGGCGTCAGGGACCGACGTCGAGATCCAGCGGCCAGGGGCCGGGAGCGTCCACCTCGGCCACGCGCCGGGCTCACGGGTGTTCCACGAACACTATGCCGCCGCGGAGATCCTCGATCGATGCCGGCCGGCGCCGCGGCCAATCGGAGTTGCATCACTATGAGCCAGGGACAGGCAGGAGAGAAGGCGTTCATGGGCTTGCCGATCCACATCGTTCCTTCAACACACACGGAGCCGTGGTTCATGAAACAGATCAACCCGGTAGCGGACTTGCTCGCGGTGGTGTACGGCGGCGGCGATCCCGCCATCGAAGCCGCGAAGGCTCTGGCCGGGCTGCCAGACGATGCAGAGAATTCTGCTTCTCTCTCGCCCTTCCTGGTTGACATCCTGCGAGACTGGATGGTGTCCACCATGTGCGACATCAGCGAGGAACACTACGCCGCTGGCTGGATGTGCGGCCTTGAACACGAGATATGGGAGTCGATCCAACGGCTACCGACACGCGTGGATTACGGTCGCGTCGCGTTTCGGGAGATCGACTTGAAGCGGCTGCGGGGCGTTGCCGAAATCCTTGGGCAGTGGCGAACCTACACGGAGTTTGTTCCGATGCAGGACTGGCTACCAATGCACGAAGTATGGAAGAAAGAGAGAGCCGCCCGGTGATAACCGAAGACAAAACCGACGCGACCCTTTGTGGAATCACCCACATGGAGCTTCACCGCGACGCCGCGGATTCGTGCCTGGTCCTCCGTGCTTTCGCCGGCCTGTCGATCGTGCATGAACGCAAGATGGACCGCCAAGAGAGCGACCGTTTTATGGCGGAGATCAGTAAGCCCCGCCGCTTTGACTTCGTCGTTCACGAACCGGGGAAGGAATTGGGTACGTGAGCGTCTCTTTGTTCTGTGGCATGAAATTTCCAGTGGCGAGCTGTTTTCCGGCCCCGGAAAACTGGCATCACAGGAAAAAGTGGTAGCGAGAGAAGGGATGACGACAATGGCGACCTGTCACGTTTGCGGGCTGGTTAAAAAGACGTCGTGGTGCATGTCGTGCGCGAAAGACACCTGCCGCGATTGCCGGGCGTCGCACCTCCCGGGATGCTTCAACGAGGCGAAGAACAAATGCCACCAGTGCGGGAAGCGAATCAGGACGGTCGAAAACCTGGACGACATAAACGGGATCGTCATTCAGTCGTTCACGGGGCGGACGTTTTGCGACGACGGTTGCTTCGCCGATTACCGATTCAATGAGGGGTTCTGAACTGGGGAGAGCGGACGCTCGCAATCAGTCCTTCACCGCTCGGCAGTACTCGTTGACGTCCATATATTCGAAGCTTGTCCAATGAGCCGGCGCCGCAACTTCCTTGCCGTGGACACAAACGTTGTGCTGAACTCCACCGCCATCCGCCTGGGCAGATTCAACAACGACGTCAACAACCTCCAGGGTCGAGTCGCCCAGCGAAATCTTGTCGCCCACTCTCGGAACGAAATACGACTGGTACGGAACGACGATCCCGCGATTCAGGTTCGCGACCAGGAACGGGAAGAACGTGACTGTTGGCATGAGTGGCTCCCATAGTCTGTGAGGAAGAATCGTGGCGGATCATATGCCTCCCCAGAGGGGATCGCAACAACCTTGGGAAATGCCTCTCCCTGCATCGCTGGCGAACGGCCTCGGCTACGAGATCCACGTTTCGCCAGTTCTGGTGGGGGAAGAAATGGCGTTCCTCATCGGCCAGCGTTCGATCGTCGTGAGCCGGGAACTCCGGGACAGCATGGCGGCGGCCTCACCGGAACAGCTCAAGGCGATATGCGAACGGGTTCATTGCGTGCGGCTTCCAGATTTCGAGCTGCCGTACAAGTTTCGTGTCGAGGCCCCAGACTTTGAAGTACCACCGCGCTATCCTTATGGGTTCTGGGTATGACTTCCAACGCCGAAGGCCCGATCTGCCCCGTGTGCTCCTGCCAGTCGATGGAACAACCGGCCGGCGTTCGCATCACCGATTTCAGGAAGTGGATCTGCTCGCCGGAACCATGCCCGCACTGCATGGCCGAGTCCATGGAACGCATGCGGCGTTTCGGCGAGGCGTGTGCCCAGAAGCGAAACGACGCCCTCATCGCCGCGTTGGGTGAGGCCCTCTCAGCACCGCCACCAGCTCGTGGAGCCTCTCGACCTCTGCTGCAAGCCGCCATGCGTCGGCCGCCGCGGTCCCGCTCGTTCCCGTCCAACAATTCCGCGGCCCGACGAGCAGGCACCGCGTGCGGATCTCGGCGAGCTCGTCACGGGTGACCGGCGGATAGACGGTGGACCGCTGCCGGTGGAGATCCATCACGAGGCCCTCGCCGGCTTTTCGCGAGCCGGGCCGGCCACGTGCATCGAGGAAAGCCCGCCGTCCTCCTCGTAGACGAACAGCTCCATCGCCCGCCGCTGTCCGATGTAGCCCTCCGCCGCGTGGTAGTCATCGGTCGCGCACAACGTCGGGGCCGTTCGGACGATCACCCCGTCGATGGTATTGATCGGCCTCGAGGCTTCCGCGGCCTGGTTGTGGAGGTGCCCGGTGTGCCACTCGCGATACCAGCACGTCGCCCACTCCTGGGGGCGTTCGATCGCCATGAGCTGAGGAAGCTTCTTCTTTGCCTTGTCGCCGTGCGTGAATCCGAGAAGGTTCCTGCCGTGCGAAAGGTACTTCCGGGGCGTCCACGTGGCGTCAGTGCGGATCCGCCGGTCGTTCCGGAACCGCATCGCGATCACCTTCTGGAAACAAACGGTCAGCGTCTCGTCGTGGTTGCCACCCACAATCAGCGTGTCGACTGGGCCGACCTTCGCAGCCCCGTCGATCACGGAGATCATGCAGTCGGAACCCTCTTCGAACATCTTGGGAAGGCGGCCGTCTCGCTCGAGCGGGGTGCCCTTTGTGGTCGTGCCGCCAGGGGTGTCGTAGTGGAACACGTCCCCGAGTGTCACCACGGTGATCCGTGAAGGCCGGCAGGCGGCGGCCACAGACAGCAGCTCGTCGGAGGCCTCGCGTACCAGCTTGGCGGCGATGCCCAGGTCGTAGTCTTCGCCGGCCGTCTGCCGCCAGGCATATTTGCCGAAATGCGGATCCGCGACGATCAGCGTGGCCCAGCGGCCCGTGCCTCGTGGGTACTTCGGCCGCGGCTTGATCGGGCGACGGATTTCCTTCTTCGCAGCCGCGAGCATGGAATCGACCACCTCGGCAACGCCCGGGCCGGCCTTCGGCTTGAGCCTCACGAAAACCCGGTGCAGCTCCGTGGTGATCGGCTTGCCGGTTGCCTTGTCTGCGGTGATGCCGTCCCACTTCGTGGCCTCACTGGCCGCGATCTCGAAACGGGTCATGTCCGCTTCGATGTGGGCGAGCAGGTCCTCGACCGTGCGGATGGTGCGTGAGACGCTACGGGCTTCGAGGGTGTCGCCCTCGGTCCGCGTGGTGAGCTGCTCGTCGTTCTTCCCAGGGGAAGGCGGCGGCAGCCTGGCAGCGATCTCGCTCACAACTGATCGGGGCGTTTTCGCAGCCATGCTTCAACTCCGGAGCGGCCGATTTCAATTCCGAGCGTGGCAAGGATCTCCGAGATCGCCTTGGCTGCCGTGGAGCGACGGCTCCCAAACTCACCGGCGTGCCACGCCAGGTGGATCTCCTGAACCGTTTTCCGGTGTCGAGCCGGCAGGCGGCTGTACCAAGGGGTGTAGCCGGCGAGTCGGGCCGCGCTGACGGCAGCCTGAATCTTGGCGATCACGGAAGGCTTCTCGGGCGTTTTCTTCTTCATGGCAGCTCCTCATTGCTCCGTGCGGCGATACCCCAGGTCCCACAGAATCCGCGTCAGATCAGACGCGGCCTCGTGGACGTGTTCCTCTGCCGCGTCAGGAAACGACGCGTGCGTGATCTCGTGGATGAGCGTGTCGAGCTCCAGGCGAGCGTTGGAGCCTGGGCCGCGGTGCACGAGGATCTCGTACTGGCGGTGCGGTGTGGCCTTGTGAGGCTCTGGCAGGAAGCAATACCCGCGAGTCCGCCCGCGAAGGCGAGTGAACCGGAGGAGCCACGGCATCTTGCGGATGGTCACGTTGTGGTCGCTTTTCATGCCACGAGCCCCAAGCAGACATCCGTGCCAATCAGAACCCCTCGACCGCCCTCGCCACTTCGCCCTGCCGCCTGGTCATCGCCCTCAGCCGGATCCGCCAGCCCTCGCGCGACCACCACAGCTCGAGCACGATCTCCGCGATCACGTCTGCCGCGTCGCCGATCATGGTGCCCCAGGCCGGCGTCAGCCCGTGCCGCGCCTCCCACTGCTCACGCACCTGGGCGCGAACGAGCCGCATGATGTGCGGGATGGCAGCGTGGTTGCGTCCGTCGGGCAGCAACTCCTCGAGGTGGGCGTGGGGCCAGTGCCGGACGACCAGGGCCGTCAGCTCGTCAACGCGGGCGTCGCAGCGAAGGCCCATCGGCGAGAGCCGATAACGCATGTGGGCCGCGAGCTGGGCGAGGTCGGCGTCGTGCATGGTCAGTAGAAAGCCTCGCGGAGACGCTTCACTTCGGCCTGCAGCTCGACGACGGTCGCGCTCAGCTCCATGTGCCGGTCTTCGAGGTTCTGGATGCGGCCACTGCTCGCGGATCGCCCTTCCATACCCTTGAGACGCTCATGCTGTGCACACGCCACCAAGGCCAGCCCAAGGACGGCGATCGCCAGCGGCAGGTCGAATCCACAGAGCCTGGATGGCATCACGCCTGCCACCTTTCCACTCGCGGGTAGATCCGGAACCAGTCGATCCCCAGCTCCTCGAGCTCGTCCCAGAAGCCGACGAACGACAGCACGGGATTGAGCCAGTCCGTGAGCGTGCAGTAATTCCGATCGAACGGCCGCTTGTGGTGGTCCGCATGCTGCTCGGGAGACTGGAGCACGCCCAGGAGCTGCAGGCCGCGGATCGGCCGTCTGCACTTCTGGTGAGCCCACGCGTGGATCTCGTTTGCCTGGCCGAGCATGAGAAACGTCACGGCCAGAAACGGCGAGCCGAGGAGACCGGCGACGCAGGCCGCCATGCCGGCCGGCAGGAGCGTCGTCCAGTTCCGTTCGAAGTATCCCTTCCGTACGAACGCGAGCTGGTCCGTGTGGTGTTGGATGTTCGGCTGGATCACATGCTCGCCGATGATCGGCCAAGCCGGGTTGCCGTAGCGGTCCTCCCACCAGTGAAAGACACCGGAGAGGAAGTCTGCCAACAGCCACGCGGCGAGGATTTCGATGAACGTCACGGTCGGTCTACTTCCTGAATGCCTGCATGACGTTGCGAAAGACCGCCGAGGCCATCCACGCAACGGTCAGGCAACAGACGATGAACAGCACGATTGGCCCCACGTAGAACAGAAGCCCGATCCACCACACCCAGGAAATCACGCCGCGGACGCCTTCGGCGAAGGCTTTGGCTCGGGAGCCGTCGAAGACGCGTTCGCGGTCGGGGCGATCTGGTCGAGCGCCGATAGACGGGAGAGCATCGCTTCCATCAGCACGGCTTTCCGGTGCCGCTCCTCCCGCCACTGTGAGATTCTCGGCACCAACACCAACGCGAAAAATACTGCGATGAGAGTCAGTGCCACCGTCCCCAGGACGATCACCACCGTCGATAGGCCTGCGACTCCCGCCAGCGGTGACGGGGGTGGAATCAGCGGCAGGCCGTTCGGAAAAACCACCGGCCCAGTCGGGGGCGCGTTGTCATCTTTCGGAGTCGGCGACCACGGAGGGTCGTACCCATGGAACGCGGTTGAGTCATGGCTCGAGGCGGATTGCACTCGCGAGACGTATCGACGCACGGCATCCGTGATCTGCCTGGCCAGCTTCTCGGGATCGCCTCCATACCCACCCTGGTAGACCACGGTCTTCGGGTCGCCGAACCGCCCATTCCTCGGTGGCTGAACGATCACGGTCGGATAGCTTTTGACGCTGATCCCCTCGAACCGAAACGCCTGGCTCTTGTCCTCCCGAGGATAGACCTGGTAGTGGGCCCAAGATCGCTTCGGATTGGTTGGGTCGGCAAGCGCAAGCAGATGCTGGCTCGACTTCCAGTCAGCCTTGAGCTGCTCGCATGGGGCACAGCCCTGCATCGTGAGAACGGAGACGAACCACTTCCCGGAGTCATCCTCGGGGGTCGCCATCGCCTCGACGAACAGATCGTTCGGGCTCTGCTGGTGACCAGAAACGTGCTGCACGGTGTCGCCGAGGCGAAGCACCTCCGCAACGTCGACATCGGCGGGCTCATCGCCTCGCAGTAAACCGGTCGCCGCGAACATCGCGACGACGATTGCCACAATCACAGGCCATCGCATCGTTGCACTCCTTCTGCTGTCACCACCACTGCCGATACGCCGGCCGCTCTGGGTGAGGGGGGTAATCGAGAATCACGCACCACTGGCCGCTCGCGAGGTGGAGCCGCCGAAATGCCGCTTCGTCGTACTCGTCGATGCGGCTGGTCGAGTTGTTGTTGCAGACGTACCAGCGGCCGGCGGCTGGGTCGTAGCCGGCGAGCGTCTGGAAATGAGCGGTCCCGGCGCCGATGGCACACGGCCGGCCCGTGGCGGCGGCCCACTTCATCCAGTCCCACGTGGGCGTGCCCGTCACGTTGTAGATGCGGATGCCGCGCCGGCGGGAGTATTCGGCGACACGCGAAGGCCACGACCCACCGCGTTCCGCTGGGCCGTACTCGGTGTCCCAGAGGAGCGTCGCGGCTTCGGGGACGTTCTGATCGACGCCGCACATGCCGATTGAGCACTGCACGCACGAGCCGTCCGGGTTTCGGAACCACGCCCGCAGCTCCTTCGGCAGGTCCATCGCCAGCCGCTGATCACGCGGCTCGGTCTCGGCGTAGCCGGCACCGATGCAGATCAAGGCCACCAAGGCGAGGATGCAGGCGCGGATCATGCGGCGGGCTCCTTTCGGACGAGCTCGAGGATCTGTTCCATGGTTCCGCCCGCGAAGGCGATCACGAGTGCACGGAGGATGGGCTTAGCGAACGGCCAAATGGGGTAGAGGTAGACCGGAACGGCGTAGCCGGCGATGGCGTCAAACAGCCGGCCGACCAGGTCCATGACGGCGGCCTTCTTCTCCTCGTTCGTCATCCGCTGGACGGTGTCGAGGAACTTCGTCGCGAGCTTCATGAGCGCAGACGACAGCTCGGAAAACTCCGACCAGGAGAGACCGTCGGAGGCGGCCTGGCGGGCGTTCGCGATGAAGGCCGCGCCCTTGTCGTAGACGTCGCCCGGCGTGAGAAACCCGGCCTCGGGAAGCGTGACAATCGTCGTGGATGCGTCGGTCATTTTTCGAGGCCTTTCCTGCGGAGGCGGGATTGCATGATCAGCTCGGTGGCAGACTGCCCCGGTGTTCGCGACGTGATGCAGCCAATGCCCTCGGATCGCCGCGGTTCGTTGAAGAAAACGTGGTTGTGGCGGTCCGAAGCGGAGGCGATCGGCACCCGGCCATTCGCCGTGGTCCGGAACACTGTTTCCTCGGCCCGAGAAATGGCAGCCACTCGTCGCTCCTTAGACCTTCAGTGTACTGCCGTTCAGGCGCGTCCCTCGGCGTCGAACGCGGTCTCGACCTGAGCCTTGAGGTCGTCCAGCGTGCCGTTGTTGTCGATCACGTGGTCGCCATCGCGGATGGCAATTCCCGCCTCACTGACATGGGCGTTTGGCTGATCTGTGCCAGGACGCAAGATGTGCCAGATCTCGCCGCCGACCGACCTGAGAAACTCGGCTTCGTTCTCGAAACGAACGTCGGCCACGGCGATCACACTCGCGCCGCTTCGCTGCAGCGCCATGATCCTGAACCCGAGGATCTTGATCCAGAAGTCGTCGCAGACCATGCGGCGGCCCCATTCGGTGCCGAGCGTCTGCAGGAGCTGTCGCGGGCTCTTGCCGATCCACGGGATTTCACGGGCCTTCATGGCCGGCCGGCGGAGCCACTTCTCGTGCACGCCGAGGCAGCATTCGAGCATCGCGTAAATGGGGTCTGCGAGCTGGATCACCGTGGCGCCCGGGATCATTTCGGCGACCGTGGTCTTGCCGCTGCCGGCCCGGCCGTGGATCCCGATCAGCCGCGTCGGTGCACGGTTTTGCTGCGGCTCATATCCGGGAGGCAGCGTGACGATGTCTCCGCGGTCAACGGACGCAGACCAGACCAGCTCACCATCCGGGGCGTCATCGCCTTCGGCGAGAGCTACCACCGTGCCGGGGTCGTGCTCGGCGACGCTTTGTCGGAGCTTGTTGACCTTGTCCTGGGTCGAACCCCAGCGGGCCTCGAGCTGCGACGCTTTCAGGCCGCCCACCTGGAAGGGCTTGTCGAACACGGCCTCCTTGAGAGGCTCCGCAGGAATGAACGTGAATTGCTCGTTCTCTTCGACAAACTTCTTGGGCAGGTCGTCAGGCAGTCCGTCGCCGTGCATCGTCATGGCTCCAGGGGAATGAGCGGCGGCATCCTCACCTGGTCTGCACCGGCGTCAATACCAATTAGGCGGGTTCTGGAGGAGCGACGATGACGGCAACCTTCCCCATGAAAGCGGTCCGCACAACTCCGCCGGCGGACTCGTACCGAAGGAACCAGTACCAGGGTTTCCTGGAATCGAGGGCGGCCGTGATCGTCTTTGGAATCGTGACCTCGATCATGGTGTGGACCGTCTCCGGAGGTGTCGGAGAGGGCTCTGGGTCGACCACCAAGGTGGGCTCAAACTCAACCTCGGGAGCCACGAGCTGGCTGTTGTAGATGCCGGACGTGACCGTGTAGCCGGTGAGGTCGAGCTCGACACGCACGTCGAACACCAGGTCGTCGCCCTGAACGAGCGTGATCGCCTTGTCTTCAGGTCGCTGGGTGACCGCTGCCATGCGTTTGCTCCTCGTGAACGTCAGTATACCTGGGCAGGCGTGCAGCCCCGGCGGCCCGACGCGCGAGCGAGCATGCCGTTTTGACGACACCGATCGCCGCGGCATCGCTCCACGGAATCAGGAGCCGCCGCTTGCGATGCTCCCGCCGCATGACCTTGAGGATCTTCTCCAGAGCCTCGGGCGACTCACACCAATCCGGCCCGCGGGCATCCATCTCGGCCGCCATCGGGCCACACTCGCAGTCCTCGGTGGCGTCGATACCGATCCACGACAGCATCCGCTTGGTGAAGTGGCCTGGTCCTGGCGGGCCGGCGGGTTTCTTAGCCTTCGGGTCGTATGGTTTCGGCGGCGGCTTGCAGTTGCGAAACGTCGGCAGCCTGCGGGCGACATGGCCGCACGTCGTGCAGGTGAGCGTCACAGGATCGTAGCTGCATTGCGTCATGCGATCACCATCGATCCGAAGCCCGTGAAGGCATAGGCGCTGATCCGGTGCGGATACGTGCCGGCGGCTGGGCCACACATAGGGGAATCCTGGCACCGAGATGCGCAGCCGTTTTCACCGTAGAACAAGCCGTAGCTACCACCACCACCGAAAACCGTCATGCACTTCTTGTTGCAATGGTTGCACTCGTGAGTGTCTTCGATGGATCCGTTCCCCGCGGAATCGAACTCCAATACCTCCCGGAACCCCCACGTCGCTCGAGGTGGCCCTGGGTTTTGTGTGGCACACGGCACAACCTCCACGAAAAGGTAGTCGCCATTCCATGAAGTGCCGCCCTCTTGCAGGGTGAGTACGTGATCGCCTTCCGGTGGCGCTTGGTAGTGTGTCCAAGCCATCTCGATCGCAGTCGGTTCATCCACGCTCCAATACGACTGAATGTGAGCGATCAGACCAGTTGGATACGTGTAGGAAACGGTCACCTCTTCGGGTGGAGCCGCGTCACCTTGGCAGCATGGCAGGCATGAGTACGGGCCGGCCCATTGGTTGTTTTCGTCGTAGGTGCCACCTTCCGACACGGATGCTGTGGTGCCGCTCGGGTGTGAGGCCTCGAACTCGATTGGATCGTCGACACCCACGAGCGTCTCGGCCGTCATGAGAACGTCGCAGGTCATCGAATGAAGCGGGGTGGGGCTTCCGACTGGCGACTCAGTGATGAGCACCACGTAGGCGGGCTTTTCTGGACCTCGCCAGACAACTTGCAGCGCTCCGCGGGTGGCGTGGGCGGCATTGCCCGTGCAAAAACGGTGCTCGTAGACGCAAGCCGGCCGGCTCGCCTGGCAGTCGTCCATAGGAACCGACGCTGTCTCTCGGCAGAAATGAGCCAGGTACGGGTAAAGCGGCCAGCCTTCCGAAACAGGGTAGTAGTCGGTGGCGTTGTCATTGCTGTCGACCTGGCCCTCGCGAGCACAGGGCCGCGCCCCCTTTCGGAGAACAAACGTCCTGCCGTCCAGGGCTGTGTCGCAGCAGCTCCGCACGTAGTCGGAACCGTTGTAATCGTCGCCGCCGTCGTCGAGAGCAATCCCCGTCAGGCTCCCAAACGTTGGACTCTCGGGATCATCGTCGATCGAGATCGTGAAGGTCGCGCCCGTGCCTCCGCCACCGTCCACGGTTGCGGTCACGTCCGCCAGTAGGGCGGGCTCGGTTGGGTCCTCCTCGTAGTAAACGCCGCCATCGTCGACAACGATGATGTCGGCCACGCCGGTGTCTTTGAAATACTCGCCCGGGGAGTCGATCACGTATCCCGTGATTTCTCCGCTGCCGCCAACGGATGTGACGCGGCCGAATGCCGAATAGGACTCCTGCCCATCGGTGACCACGAAGGCGATCGGGTCATCGACAACGTAGCCGGTGCCGGCCGTGTCGATGCTCAGAGTGTCTACGCCCCAGATGTCACGGCCATCGAGGTCCGTGCCGGCGGACAGGTTCACCGACAGGGCGCCGCCAGTGCCGATCGCTCCCGACAAGTCGGCCACGATCGTCGGCGCGGCCCGGACCGTGCGAACCCGCAGATACGCGGGCGACACCTCCATCACCTCTGGGCCGTAGTAGAGGTAGAACTGCTGATTGTCCGTGTAAGACCCCTCGTCGCCGCCGTCGACGACGGCCGCCGATGCGATCCGCCAGTAGGGCCAGTCGCAATCGCCAGCCTCCTCGGCAAGCGTGAAAGTAACGGTCGAGTTGCTGTCTCCGGTGATCGTCGGTTCCACCCTGCCGATCGCCGCATACCCTCCGCCACCCGCCGTAAGGATCGGTGTGTCGACCGGGCCCGGGGTGGAGCCAGGTTCCGGGGCGTTCACGTAGCCGGCGGCGCCTTCGCCCTGGCACGAGCTGAACGCGAGCGGGATTCTGCTGACAGCCGGGAAGGCCGTCGCGAAGCCGCCGAGCGTGACCGTGAGGGTATCGGGCAGACAACGCGACCGGGTGACAACCTGCGTCCCGGAGAACGGGTTTGTCACCAGAACCTTGCCGGCGCTGGTCACTGGCCTTCTCACAAGCCCTCCAACTCCTCGCAGCTCAGCTCGTCGAGCCACTTCAAGCATCCTTCCTCGTGAACGAGGAATTGCCGAACGGCCTCTTCGTCGAAGTCTGTCACGAGCCGAAGGTCGCGGAACCCAAGCTGAATGAATGCGAGCTTGCCGGCACCGGTGCCGGATTCCTTGGCGATGATCTTGGCCGAGCCCATGCAGTCAGAAACCAGCTCGTTCACAGTCGTGCCGGGATGACACCACGCATGACCAGCGTCACTGACGTTGATCTTTGTCTGCGTCACGCCCGCAACGGCCACCGGGCCCGTCTTGCCGGCTTTGATCGGCTCCAATGCCACACACCACGACGCCGACGATGCTGTCGGGGTGCCACCTGTGAGGACGGGCTCCGACTTAAACTGCGGCGACGTGAACGCGACCGCGAGGCCGGTGATCGCCAGCACACCGAACTGCGGGACCACGCTTCCGCTGTTGTTCTTGCATCGCAGCATCGTGTAGGGCGGGGCCGCCATCGCAATGGCCCCACCCCCATTCGCCTTCGGCTCCTTCATGAGGCCGTTGACAAAGTTGATATGGTCGGCGGCGACCGCGATCCGCTGCCCGGGGCGAACTCCCAGCCTTGGGTCCATGGTCAGATCCCCAGGTTTGCGATGAACTGGTCGCCTGCCGGGAGCTGCGGGATCAGCGGTGACACTGGCCGGCCAGGGCCGTTCTCCGAAACGATCTTGAGCGAAGCCCAGTTGTCGAATTCGTAGACGCGGTTCTTGTAGGCCGCGATGGGCCGGCGGATCAGCGTGTCGCTCTGCACGTCGTCCTGGTAGCGAATCCAGACGTATTCCCAGCCGAGCTTCTCAAACGCCGGGATCTCGTCGTCGTACTCATCGCTGTTCACTTTGAACGCGGCGATGTTCGGCCGGCACTCAAAATCGAACGTGAGCGTGGCGAAAGGCTGGTCACCCTGCCAGTTGCAGCGTGCCCCCATGAACAGGCACTCGCCCACTGCGAAGGCGCGGAACTTGACCAGGCAAAGCGTGCCCGTGAGCGTTTCGACGGCTCGGATGTACTCCTCGCTCATCGCGACGCCGGCCGGGAAGATCCACGTCTCGGAATACCGCATCCCGGGCTTGACGACGTCGACGCCCTGCACGCCCTGGGCGTTGACGTTGATTGCCCGGTCAAACTTCGGCTGGGTGTTTGGGTAGACCGTCTCGTCGAGGGCCTGGTAGATCCTCTCAGTGCGGCCGGTCGTGTCCCAGGCGATGGAGCCCGGGTAGATCTTGGTGTCGTCTTCCTCTTCCTCGGGGTTCTCTCCGTCGCCCCCGCCGCCTCCCTGGCCCTTCGTCACCAGCGTCTGGTAATCGGCGACGACGTCCCAGTAGTAGTTTCCGATGCCCGTGAGCGAGAGCCGCTTTCGCGACCAATACTTGCCGGAACCATCGGTGCTCACATACGGCGGCGCGTACGTGTTCATGATCGCGACAGCCCGATTGAAGCTGTCGACGCGGCCCATGATGTAGCTGCGACGAACCTTCTCGATCTGGCCAGACTCGCTCTCGTTCGTGACCTCGCCGGACATGCTGTCCGACTTTTCCCAAACGCGGACGTCTGCAAGGAGCGTCATACGAAGGCACCTCCGAAGTCCAGGATCCCGTGCCGGATCTTCTCGAGCGTCTCATTGCCCTTCGAGGTGAGCTTCGCGTGAGCCTCAACAGCCTTGACCACGTCTGCCAGGCCGGCCTTCATCGTGGCGATGACCTCTGTCATGCCGGCGGCCTGTTGCACCACCTGCTGGGCACCGTTGGCAGCCGCAGCAGCTCGAGGTGAGTCCGCCCCCGGCAGGACGTTTCCGCCGGCAGCCTGCGATTGCTCCATCAGGTCGGCCATGCGGCCGGTGTTGAAGGCCGTCTCGCTCACCGGCGTTTCGAGGTTTGCGAGCTCGGGCGCGATGCCAAGGCCGACGGCGTCACCAAACGTGCCGAGCGTGGCTCGCGGCATGTCGAACCGTGAGGGCCCGCCTGACGGGCGATCGTAGAGGCCGGCAGGGTCGTCCGAGTTTGGGTTGCGAGCGAACGAGGCTACATCGAGGCTGCCGCCGGGCCCGAAGTCAGTCGGGGCACCAGGGCCGGGCGACATTCCGGATCCAACTCCGGTCGCTGCCGACTTGTCACCCTCGACGCGGGCCAGCCACGCGGCTGCGTCTTGCTTGACCTTTTCCAGCTCGGCCTTCGTCGGGCCGGCCGCCAGGTCCGCACCGCCAGCCCCACCTTCCTTAGATTTCTTGAGCTCCGCTTGGACCCCAAGAAACTCCGCCGAGAACTTCTTGATCGACGCCATCATGTCGTCGGTGGACTTCCGGAACGATGGCGAGAGCTGACGCGCTGCGTAGACCACAAGCCCGATCGCACCTGCAACGAGGACGATAATCGCCACCACGGGATTGAGCAGCATTGGCAGGCCTGTCAGCACCGACTGCACAAGCCCGATCCCTGCCGACATCACCTTCATCGCGTAGCCGATGCCGATCGCCCCGAGGCCGAATGTCAGGACGCTGCCGGTTGCCGTTCCAACGATCGTCGAAAGGATCGGGAATCCGTCGAGGAGCCAGCCGATGCCGCCGGCAACCTTCGTGAGGAAGCCGGCCACGTTCATCAGGGAAGGAGCGAGACCGTTTCCGAACGCGATCGAAACATCATCAACGGCACTAGTCAGAAAACGGATCGCCCCGCCGAGGCCGGCGTCCATCTTCTTTGCCGTATCGGCTGCGACGTCGCCGGCGGCCACGATGTTGGCATGAAGCTTCCTGGTTTCGGTGACGGTGCCTGCGATCGCCTGGGCTCCGGTGATGCCAAGCAGACCGAATGCCGCGTTGAATTTTTGCAGCCGCTCTCCGCTCGAAAGGTTCGCAGTGACGGCCGCCACCTCGCCAAGGGTGTCAACCAGCGGCCGTACGTTGCCGGCAGCATCGAGAAACGCCACGCCGAAAATGTCTTTGAGCGACGCGGCTTCGGCTCCGGTGATCGTCAGCAGACGTCGCAAGGCCGTTCCGGCGTTACTCCCCTGGATGCCGACGTTGCCGAGCGTGCCAAGGATGGCGGCCGTTTCTTCGATCGTCATCCCTGTCTGGGCCGCGACCGGGCCGGCGTAACTCAACGCCTCGCCCAGGCTCTCAACCGAGTTGAACGACATGTTCGCCGCGGCCGTGAGGGTATTGGCCACCCGAGCCGCGTCGCCCGCGCCAAGATTGAACTGCCGCAGACTGGCCGCCATGATCCCCGACGAAAGCGTGGCATCCGTGCCCGTGGCCCGGGCCAGGTCCATGACGGCCGATGTCATGACCATGATCTCGTCGGGCTTGAAGCCCGCGCGGCCCAGCTCGCCCATGAGGCTCGCGACCTGGGTGGCCGTGAAACTTGTCGTGGCGCCGAGCTGCCGGGCCCTGGCCGTCAGGGCCTCGAGCTCCGGACCTGTCGCCTGCGAGACGGCGCCGGCCGACCGCATGGCATCGTCGAATGTGGCAAAGCTTTTGACCGCCAGCCCCATAGGGACGGCGATCATTCCAGCGCCCATGGCAGCGTTCATGCCCCACCGCTGCATGGCGGCACCGGTCTGGTTCATCTTCGCCTGGACGCGATCCAGGGCCTGCTGGAACGGACCATCCTTGGCGAAGATCTCGACGTAGGCACCGCCGGCACGGACGGCTCCGGAAATGCTCATGGGTCACCCGCCTTTCGCGTGACCTCGCGGAACCCGATCGACTTCAAGAACGCGGCCGTAGCCGGCTGGGAGTCGACGAACTCGGCGGGCTCATCCAGGTATGGATGGAACGTGTATGCGGTCGGGGCCTTGCCGCTGCTGGTGTCCGCGTTGATTTGAGCGAGCAGGCCCATGAGCGATGCCGTGTGGTTCCATTGTTCGTTCGACTTGCCCCACGCCATCACGAACAGCTCGTGGAACGTGTAGCTCCAAGGCTTTACGCCGCATTGACCGGCGAACTCGATGGCGAGCTCGTAGGGGTCAACGAATTCACCAGGCTCTCCAGAGTCATCTTGTCGAGCTTTTGGCTCTCTTCGTCCGCGGCGGCGCTGAGTTGATCCTTCAGCTCGTCCGTCAGCTCCCGAGCCTTCTTGAGGTTTTTCAGAATCAGCCCCCGAAGGGGCTCCTCGAAAAAATAGGCGAGGCCCTCCAGGACCAGGTCGTAGGCGATGCGGAACGTGTCAGGCGGAAGCTCCTCCTCGAAATCCTCCCGAGTGATGCCGGCCTTTTCGATCTGCCTGCTGAGGATCGCACAGAGCACGTCCATGAACATCAGATCGTTGTGGAGGTACTTCTCTCGCAGCTCAGGCTTCACGAAGATCACCGTGAGCCGTTCGCCCAGGATCTTCTCCGTGCGACGCACGACGCCCATCGTGATCCGGATGTGGTACTCGCGGCCGTCCAGCGTCTTGAACGAATTGGCCATCATCACTCTCCAAGGAACCAGGGTTTGAGTCGCACCTGCCACGACATAAGGCCGCGGAGCGAGACCGTGATCGGCGAGCCGACAATGACGACCGGCAGCTCCACAGCCACGTTGCTGATCGAGAGCGTCATGGGCTTGGGCGGGTGTTGATTGAACTTCGCCTTGAACCGGTCGTAGTTGTTCTTCCAGAGAATCTGGATCGTGATGGTGGCGTCGGCGCTGATAACGAGGGTCGAGGCCCAGTCGTGGCCGGGAGGCGTGACCTCCACCGTGCGGCCCTCGACATCGATGTTGAAATCACGAGTGCCTTCGAGGATCTCCCCGTCCAGGTAGGCGTTCTGGTCGCGGCCAAGGAGGATCGTTTGGGTCGGCATCGGTCACTCATGAGGATGCCCGGGATCACGGAGGCGGCAGCGGAGTGAGCGCGTAGGAGATCTTGTATCCCTCGCGACCCTTGGGCGTGACCGTCTTCTCGATGTCGATGACGACCAGCTCCGACTCGAGCGACGTGTCATCAACCTTGCCGACCTCGAACGTGCCCTGGTCACCGACGGTCGCGGTGTGGTGGGTGCAGTTGCACACGACAGGGATGTCAACGAGGCCGACTTGGGTTTCGACCTGCGTCAAGGCGGTTCCCAGAAACACCGTCGCGTCGAGCTCGTCGCCATCGGCACCGATTTCGACGGACTCGATGTCGTCGTTCGCCACGCCAGGAATGCTCGAAACCTGGTCTCGGCCGAGGATCTTCACACCCATGATTCTTTCAGGCTCCTATCAGACGGCGATTGGATTGGCGGAGGCGGTGCCGGTCGTCAGCGTGAGCTTGTAGGTCACGAAACCCTCCTTGGGCTCGCTGCGGGGGGCCTTCACGACGATGAGGTTGCCCGTGTGGTCAGAGCACGTGATGGCGACGGAGGCGCCCACGCTGAACGTGGTGGCGGCCTCGGCAAGAATCGTGCACTCAAACGTCTTCTTCGGGAGGCCGGCGACGTAACGCTTGAGCGGCAGAGTGCCGGCCCTGGTCGTGGCCTCGATCTTCTCGGCCTCAATCTTCACTGTGAGGTCGGAAACGTTCTCGACCGCGCCGGAGATCGTGTAATCCTTGCCGAGATTGATCGTCTGGGCCATCGGGAATTCCTCGAAAAACGGCGTTCAAAGCGGTGCCTGTGGCACCTGAACGCCAGTATATGACGCCCCGTGCGCGTCTCAGCCGCGGAAGGTGTTGCGGAACAACTCGGCGAGCTGAGGCCGGCACTTCGCGAGAGCCGGTCGCATGAATGGGCGCGGTGGATAGACGACAGTCTTCTCCTTGCCGACCCTCTTCCAGCGACTGCCCATGGGAGTGTGTTGCGACACCCAACGGATAATCGGCTTCCGATTTGGCTCCCACCTCGGGATCACCACCCACGCGACGAGCTTGATGGTTCCGCCGAACTCATGGAGCCGCGGGACGGGGTGCCCTTTGTGAGATGGGCCGGCGACTGCGGAATGCGTCGAGCTGTCGTAGGCGTTGTAGAGGTTCCGGCGGAACCCAAGCATGTGACCAACGGGGGCATGCGTGTGCGGTGGCGTGCCCGGGGCGGATGGCGGCTTGGTTTTGATCTCGCGGATCCGCTGGAGGACCTTTCGGCGGTCGGCCTCGGTGATGAGCCCCTCGCGAGACCGAAGGCCGCCAGAGCCTCTGAGGAAACGCCCGCGGCCGTCCCGCATGATCCCCGCGCGTTCCGTCGTCATTCCCGGCAGCCTGGCGATGTCCGCAAGCGAAAGCCCGGAATTCATGCCGACCACCTTGGGGATCGGCTTCGCCATGCCCACCTTCTTGATCGACTTCTGGGCGGTGCGGCGGACCAGGAGCGAGCCACGGGAAAGCCCGATGAACTCCGAGCGCGAGAGGGCCGAGATCACGCGGGCCCGGTCGAAGAACATCGACTTGTGGATCCGCATGCTCAGCAGGTTGCCGAGGGCACCCGGATTGATCCCAAACGCCATGACTCACCTCACGGAGCCGGGGCAGGGATCATCGGCAGATAAATGCCGAACATAACACCGATGTTGGTCGTGAACTGGTCACGCTGGTCGACCTCGCTCGGCACCGAAACCTCCGCGACATCGAGGATGTCGACGCCGGCCGGCAGGTCGTTCTTGAAGTGGTCGCTGCGGATGGCGTCCTGGATCGCCATGCCGAGGTCCTCGAGGGCCTCGATCTCCTCATCGGTGCTGACCACCTGCGTGATCCCGATATTGAGCGTGACCGCCGCGGCATTCGAGCGACGCGGGGCCGTCTGCATCCCGGTGGCCTCGTCCCAGGTCGTGGTCCCCGGAGAAACCGTCACGCGGAGCTGCTCGGTCTCCTCCCGGTCGAAGTCCGCCATGCGTCGATATACGGCGCCGATGGTCGTGATCGGAGCCGGCCAGGTGTAGGCCGAGAGAGCCGTCGCGAGGGCCTTGCCGATCGTGCGTTGGATGTGGGGGGAGCTCATAGCGTCGCCGCCTCCCGAAACGCCTGGTCGATCTGCTCGCTCGTGAACCCGAGAGCGGCTGCCATCGGCACGAGCCAAGCGTGGGAACGATCGACGTATGGGGCGTATTCCCACTCGACGCGAACAGCCTCGCGTGTTGCCGCGTCTTGAATCGAGTCGATGGCAGCTTCGACGGTCGCCATGCTCACGCCATGAGCGACTAGCCAGAGCCGAATCTGCCTCGCCGACACTTGAGGAGGCACCGGTGATTCGTCTTCCGCTCGCTCCCAACCTTCGGGGAGTTGGTCCGCGGGGACCGCCGTGCATCCTTCCGGTGGAGCCCAGCCTGCAGGCACGTCAGGCCGCACGAATGTCACGACCTTGCCTTCAGCGTTCAGGATTGCGAGAGCCATTTTGAGCCTCAGTAGTAAACCGTTATGCGGACTAAAGCGCTGCCACCATTACCCCCCGCACCGCTGGTGAATCCGTTCAGGCAGCCTCCGCCACCTCCACCACCTCCGCCCGGCGCCCCACCGTTTCCACCGTTGCCTCCAGCACCGGCGTTGTTCCCACCACCGCCGCTGCCACCCATGCCCAGGAAACCGCGAGTGCCACCACTGCTTCCGTTACCGCCACCAGCAGTTCCGCCGCTCGCGGCAGTTCCGCTAGCAAGGCCGATCGGAATCGAAGTTGCGCCGCCTGCGTACTGGTTATTTGATGAGTCGACGCCGCCGCCGCCGCCACCCCCGACGGACGTGAAGGTTGTTGTTGAGCCGGCGCCGGCGCCGGCCGCATCAGATCGACCATTGCCCCCCCCAGCAGGCGACCACTGACTGGCCCAAATGTTATTGCCGGCTGTAGAAGATGTCGCTGCCGCACCAGCTGATCCGCCCGTTGCGCCGAATGACATTGCAACGATCTTCGAGTTGATAGTCACTGACGCGCTCGCGCCGTTTGATCCAGCGTTCCCGTTTGTGTCGTCGGTTGAGACTCCAGCACCACCAGCTCCTCCAGATGGAGCAGCGATGGAACACGAAAGCGATTCAAGCTGTGACACTAGTAGCGAAGTTTCGCTCCACCCGCCCGCGCCACCGCCCGCGCCGCCGCATCGCGCCGACGAGGCAGCACCCCTGCGACCACTACCACCGCCTCCACCTGCCCCGACGCATAAGATTTTTACGGCTTTCGCCGTCGCTGGAATTGACCATGTGTAACTACCACCCGAGCCGGTCGCGCTATCAGGCTTGCTGGTTGCCGTGAAGTCGAACGCTTCCGACTTCGTGACCGTGACCGCGCCAGTCGAACCGTCGACGCTCGTGACTGGCGGAGCCGCGTAGGTCTGGTCGCCCCGAAGAAAAGTCGAGGAGTTCGCCGTGCCGCTTCCGAGTCTCGCGGTCGCCATCGTGCCGGAGGTGATGTCACTCGCCGAATGAGCGTGGCCCGTGGCTGACTTGCCATCGAGCGCCGACTGCAATCCCGTGACGGTCGAGATCGCTTGCTCGCCGGTGTGCGTCGTGCGGTCTCGGAGCTGCGAGTCTGATGCGTTCGCCGTCGCGCCAGTCGCGATGCCGTCCAGCTTCGTTTTCGCCGAGCTTGCGGCCCACCAGGCCGCGATGGCCTGGAATGCCCGGACGGCCGTCCACGCCCGGCGGGTGGTCGAAACTCCGGCCTCAGCTTCCTCCTGGCTGATCGTTTCGGCAGTCCACTCCCTCGCGTTTGTCACGCTGGCGTCGTTCGATGCGAGCTTGCCGTCGAGGGCCGTTTGCAGGCCGCTCACGTCCGCGATTGCATGGCCGTGCCCGGTGGCGCTCTTCCCGTCCAGGGCCGCCTGGAGCCCCGTCACGGTGCTGATAGCCTGCTCGCCGGTGTGGTTGCCACGCTGGATCGCGTGGGCCTGGGCGGCGTTTGCCTTCGTGGTAGCGTCCGTAGCTGCTGCTGCGATAGCGGCAGACTGAGCCGCGTTTGCTTTCGTCGTCGCGTCGGTGGCCGCGGCGGTCGCGACGGCCGTGTCTGCCGTGGCCTGAGCGGTCGAGACGGGCTTGTTCACGTCCGACGTGTTGTCGACGTTCCCGAGTCCAACCATCGACTTCGTGACGCCCGCGACCGTGCCGGTGAATGTCGGATTGGCGATCGGGGCTTTGAGATCGACGGCGCCCTCGATCAGCGTGAGGTTCGTGTCGTGCTCGGCGGCCGTGAGGGGCCGGCCGACCACCAATCGCTTGACGAGGCCTGCGATGCTCATGCCGCGAAAACTCCTGGTTCAAACACACCGTCAACGAACACCGCAGTCGGCAGGGCCCGACGGATCGTGTGGACTCGTCGCAGGTTTTCGCTGCGGCTCGCCCAGGCCCACTCCTTGTCTCGCCCCTTCGGGAGCGTCACCTCGAACACCCGCTCCTCCTCACCCGCCATGTAAGTGATCCGGTCGCGTCGCTTTGGCTCGTTTGGATAGTCCGCGGTTGAAACGAAGAAATCCTTTGTCTCGATCCGGATGATTTGCTGTGCCGCATCGATCATGTCCCACTTGCCGACCACGAGCGTGGCCTTGATCTCGTAGGAAACCTCCGGCTCGTCGACCGGCCAGTACAGGGCGTCGATCGACATGTGGAGCCGGCGAGTCTCCTCGAACATCGCCTCGCCTTCCGCGATCATGTCGCCCACGAAAAACCTCCAGTCAGCCCAGCGGCCGGGGCCCAGACGTGGCACGTCCGAGCCCCGGCCCACTCACGCTGGTGATTAGGCAGGCTCACCCTGCGGGCCTTGCGGGCCGACAGCGTTGAGCTTGATGAGCACGTCGGTCGCGGCGGTCGTCGTCGCCTCGACGGTGATGCCTGCGAACGAGTCGCCATCACCCTCGACGTGCGTCACGTGGGCCTCCGACTGATCGAGATAGACCATCGTGCCAAGGGCCCAGTCGGTGCTGGCGCCGGTCTTCTTGGCGGCCCTGAAAAGCCCCTCGACGTCGAGAGAACCCTTCGTGTTGGCCGGGATCGGACGAGTCGCGACGCCGGTCATTTGGGTCCCGATCGGCACCATCGTCTTGACGGCAACGTCGGTGCCCGGCGTGTAGGGAATCGAGTTGCCAGGAGAAACGTACGCAGCAGACATTTGAGATCACCAACCTTTCCGAGAATGTGAATTGAGAGAACCGATTGCCTGGGGGCCGGCACGTCGCCAGCCCCCAGGCCCTTTTTCATCACGCCGATCGATCAGGCAGTCGCCATGCGGTAGACGCCCTTCGACTCGCCCTTGGCGACGCCGAAGTCGAAGAACCCTCGCATCTGGATGGCCAGCTTCGAGAAGTCCGCGTCCGCACTCTCCACCGTCGGCTGCTTGATGCCGTCGAGGAAAGCCACGACCATCGCCGGGAGGTCGCGGGGGTCGGCCCCGAGCCACCAGGTCGTCGCGCTCGTCAGGTAAGACGAGACCACGAGCTGATACCGGCCCGCGAACGGGTTGCGGTTGCCCTCGGTCACGTCCTTGCCCGTGATGAGCAGGTCGCTGCCCATGATCTTGGCGGCCTTGATCTCGAGCTCCGGAGGCAGGACGAGCAGCTTCGGCATGATGCCGAGCGGCTGGTTGTCCGGCCCCTTGAGCTTCCGCCAGTCCGTGACGGCCAGCTCGAGCGACGTCAACGAGAAAGCGTTGTCGGCGTGGGCCGTACGCTTCGCGTAGTAGGTCGCGTTGTTCGCCTGGTACTCCGTCCAGAACTCGGTGTTGAGCTTGAGCCCAGCACCGCGGCCGAGGTGGCGAGGAATGTCGGACAACGCGTCCAGGTCATCGTTGATGATGTCCTGGCGAGTGATGCTCGACAGCCGACCGTAGGTCTTCGCCTTCACGGTCCGCTTCTCGTCGCCAACGTCAGCCGACGCCAGCTCCCCGTCGTTCCCGACTTCCTCGTACTCGAAGCCGCCGACCACGCGAACGCCGGTGACTTCCTTGAAGTCGCTGACGTTTCGCTCGCGGGCGATGGCGTTCCAGCCCGGCTCGACCGAGAAGAACCCGTCGAGGAGGTGCTTGCCGTACACACCACTCAGCACGTCGCTGATGTCGTGCGTCGCGGAGCCCTGGATGTAGGCAAACCGCAGCACCTCTCGGAGGTTTTCCTTCCGAACGCGGCTGCTGCCGGTGTACCCGTTGGCCCGGGCCGCCTGGACGAGGCACTCCTGAAGGCCGAAGCCTTCGCGGTTCATCTTGGCAGCCGCCTCGAGCGTGCGCTCGCTGAACTGCTTCTCGATGTTCCGCAGCCCGCCCCGGAGGCACAAAGCCGCCTGGACAGTGTCGCCGTCGGACTGGTCGTCGCCGCGGACGATGCCGGCAGGAGCCTGACCAGGAGCGTCAGGGCGACCGCCCCGAATCTTCCCGAGCACCTCCTTCCGCACCTCGGCGATGACCTCGGCCTTCACCTCATCGCGGAGGCTGGCACGGAGCTGGGCGATGGCCTCAGCCGACACCGAGCCTTCCTCGACGAGCGAGGCGCCGTCACCACCGGTCTTGGCGTTGACGCCAGGAAGGATGGAATCTTTCCCCGCGGCGACCTTCGCCGGGGCTTCCGCCGAGACATCAGTCTCGTCGGGCGTCTGGTTGGCGTTCTTCGCCATCGGGTCATCTCCATTCGCTTCCGCAGCGATCGCGGCCGACGTCTTGCTGTCGGCACCAAACAAAACAATCGAGACCTCGCGGAGCGTGGACGCACGCACCACGTCGACCGGGCCTTCGAAGGTCCGGCCGTTGACTTTGACCTTGGCTCCCTGCTCGACACGCTCGATGCGATTCACATCCGCACCGATCGACGCCTGGAACTTCCACCCGCGGCGAGCGAGGCGGAGAGCCTTCTCGACTTCCTCGCCTTCACCGATCACATCGCCGGCGACCACGAGTACCTTGCCGTCGTTCTTGACCTCGCTCGCCTGGCCGACGGCGTGATCCATGTCGTATTGGTGGCCGAGCATCACGGCGATGAGGTCGCTCGTGTCCATGCCGGCGAGATCCACGACGAGCGGCACACGGCTCCACCACTGGCGGATCGAGGCCCCCGTGTAGCCGACGAGCGAGAAACGAGCGTTGCCGTCCGGCTGACCGTCGGCACGGATCTCTGGCGAGGAAATCGTGGCCTCGCCGATGATCCGAAGATTGCGTTCGCGATGTGCAGGCATTCGGTTCAGGCCGCAGCCTCCTCCAGTTCCTCGGCGTCCTCGTCTTCCTCCTGGTCCTCGTCGTCCTCAGACGACGCAGCCGGCTGGAGGTCGGCCATCGTGAGGCCGCGCTTCTTCATGAACTCGATCTCGACGGCCCGCTGCTCGAGCTCCTCGCGCCAGTCCATGCCGCGAGCTGCGTAGAGCCGGGCGAGCGTGGTCGCATGGCTGGAAAGCCGGATGTGCTCCGCCTCGGCTTCCTTCTTGGGATCGATGTGGCCGAATTCATCCCAGGCCCACGACCAGTTCCACTGATCGAACGGCGGCAGGCCGTCCGGAATGAACCCGTCGATGAACATCGCCTCTTCGAGCCACCGCGAGAGGGCGGGGTCGAGAACGATCCGCTCGGCCACACTCCGCTCGGTGTCGAGGTGCTTGCGATAGACGAGGTAGTCGCCTCGCATCGTGGAGTAGTTCGCCCCAGTCGCGTCCATCGCGGCGACGATGTAGGGCATGTTGCATGCCCGGGCCGCTTGCGTGAGGAGCCGGCGTTCGAACTCCGCGTAGGTTTTCGTGGGGTGCTCGGCCTTGAGCTGCGTCGCGTCCCAGCCATCGGGGAGGGCGGTGATCATGCCGCGAACGAGCGGCATCGTCTCGAATGGAGGAATGCCGTCGCCCTCTTCCGCAGACCTCTGGGACGGCGGGAGGTTCGACTTCATGATCGCGGCGAACAGCGCGGCCACTTCCGCGGCCGTGACCGTTGCCAGAGTGAACCGACGAAGCAGGGCGAACAGCTCGAGGGCCGGGATGATCTGCCCGACGCCGCGGTGCTGGCCGGGCCTGGTCAGGTGCGGCCAATGCACGACGTCCTCAGCCGGCACCCACCGGCCGCCGGTGACCGCCGCTCGCCACGTGCCAGCCCCCGGATGGTCGTGGAGGATGTGGTACTCGACGACGTTCCCGTAGACGTCGAACTTCAAGCCGTCGACGGAGCCGGTGTCGAGCCGCATGCTCGGATCGGCGACCTGGTCGCTTTCGATCGGCCGAAGGTCGAGCTGCACACCGCGGAGGCGAGGGTTCGTGAACCAGATGGCGAACGGGTCGCCGTCTGTGACACGAGCCGACCGCATGATCCGCAGCTTTTCTGCGAGATCGACGGCGACCGTCCAGTCGTAGAACCGACGCTCGACGGCCTGAACCGCTTCGAGGCGGGCACCAGGAATATCGAGACGGAGGCGAGCACCCTTACCGACCAGGTCGGTCGCAAGCGTCTCCGCAATTCCGGCCACAAACGGGTTGTTTTGGGCCTCGTAGCGAGCCCTTGCACGGAGCTTTCGGCGGACAGCCGGCGAGAGTGCGGCGTCTGCCGAAAGGTAATCGGCCATCGACCAATGGCGAGTATTGAGATCGGTGTCCTGGGCCGCGTCGTACCGAGCGCGGACCATCGTCCGGATGGTCTCCTTCTGGCTGGCGATCGTCTGCCTCGCCTTCACGAGCGGGCTGTTCCGCTTCGCCGGTGCGGCCTGCTTTCGGCCGCTCGATCGCGCCCTGGTGACCGTTCCCTTGAGTGCTCGCTTCGCCATCAGCCGCAGCCTCCAGGAGGCTGGGCCTGTGCATGTCGCAGGCAACCAAAGGGAGATCCGGAGGTCGCGTTCTGCCGCTGCAGGAACTTGGCGGCCTCAACGGTTTCCTCGAGGTCGTGGTGTTCGACCTCGCCAGCTTCCGTCCGAGCGCGTTTCGGCTTGGTCAGGCCAGCAGCCACGGCGTCGATGATTTCGTCGTTGTCGGCCGACACTGAAGCGCTCCAAATGGACGTTCGTCCACGTGTGTAGATTCAGTGTACTGCCGTCCAGGCGCGTCTCTTCGCGTCGAACGATCACATGCCTTGCCGCGCCATGAGCTCCGCGCGCCGCGCCGCGAGGGCCTCTCTCGTGTACACGCGCCGCTTGCGCATCGGAGCACCCTCCGTTCCGACGTCAGAGATACCGACGAACGAAGCCGCCACTGCCGCGCCGGTGAGACAGTCGAGCCAGTCGTCTTCGCGACCAGGAAGCAGTGCCCAATACGTCATCACCTTGTCCTTGCCCTTGCGTTCCTCGGGCATGCTGCTGGTGAGGTGATCCGTCAGCAGGTCATGCGTGCCCTTCGGGAGCGTCAGGACGCGAGGATCTCCCTTCGGGAGTTTCAGCCGGCTGATGACGAAAGACTTCCAGAGGTTGGAGTCGTAGACGACGTGCTGCTGCTTCTTGATCGTCTCGGTCATCCAGTCCGAACCGACTCGCTCGCTCCCCTTCGCGTCGCGCTCGCCAATGAGCTTCATGCCGGGGCCGATGTAGCGACCGTGCGTCGGCAGGATTCGTGGGCCGAACTTGTTCCGCCGGCAGAAATCACGCACCGTTCCTCGCTGCTGGGCCCAGTTGGCGTCGATGAAGAGCTGCCGGACCTGCAGGACTCCGTCCTCGTCTTCCCGGCCGAACTCGCGATTGAGGAGCTGATCGGTCAGTGCCTCGAGGCCGGCCAGGATCGCGGCCGAGTCCTGTGCCTGCTTGGATGCCTTTTGCAGCGTTTCTTTCAGGTCACGCTTCGTGAAATACGACCGGGCCTGGTCGGGATAGACCCCGTAGTCAACGAAGTGCCCGCGGAACTTGTCGCCCCAGGCGAGGACCGCCCAATACAGCACGTTCTGCTGGACGTCGACGAACGACGTGAGGGTGTGCATGCCGGCCGGCACGATCGACTGATCGACCGTCTTGAGCACCTTGTCCGTCACGTGCTCTGGCTTCAATGCGTCGGTCGCGGCCTTATCCTCGATCGGCTCGTTCTGGTACTCGGCGAAGAACGCAGCCTCGCCTCGATCGATCCGGAGGTTCCATGCGTGCTGGATCGCGCTCAGCTCGTCGTCGGCCTTTCGTGCGGGCCAGGCCACCCGTGATCCGGCGTCCATCGCCACCTGGTTCTCGGCGTAGAACTGGTTCGCCCTGGCAACGCCCTGGCCGGCTCGCTGTCCGCCACGCCTCAGCTCCGCGTACTGTTCCCACAGTGCGGTCGCGGTGGGCCACTCGTAGACGAGCTTCATGCGGCGCCCCTGCCATCCAGGGTGCCGGTTGCGGTCGAGGAGACGATCGGCGAGGTCGTCCTTCGCGATGCACGTCACGGTGGCGAGCGCGGCGACCTTTCGGCCCGGGCCACCAAGGCCGAGGATCGCTCCTTGGATCACGGCTTCGCGGTCCGTGACCTGCTTCGGGCTCCTCGCGCTCTCGTCGGTCTGCGGGTCGTCGATCAGCACCAGGCCGGGGCGAACCTTGCGGCCGTCGGATGCTCGCTTCGCCGTCATGCCGCGGATGCGGCCGGTGATCCCCGCGACGCGAATGATGCCGCCCGAGGCCGGCGAGCCTGGGATGCTCGGGAACTGAACCTCGTTTTCCTTCCACTTGATGTGGGTGCTCTTGCCCTTGTAGGTCTGCCCCTTGGACCGTTGGTGGATCCGGTCGAGAGCGACGATCGGGAAAACCGCTCCCGGGAAATCCGCCAGGATCAGCTCGTTCGTCTCGGCCTCAACCTTGATGCTTTCGAGCATCGTGAGGGCGTGCCCCTCGTCGCTTCCGACGATCGCCACGAACTCCTGGTGGCCGAAGAGCAGTGCCCACAACGCGGCCGCCTCGACGAGCGACGTCTTGCCGGATCCGCGAGGCATCGCGAAGGCGAGCCGCTCGCCGTTGATGACTGCGGCCTCCACTGCCGCGATGATCTCGAGGTGGTCCTCTGACCACGTGAGCGTGAACGTGTTCGACAGGTACGTTTCACAGAACGCACGGAAGGAGTCGAGGCAGGCCTCCATCCTCGCGAGGTCCTGGATCGGCGGCAGCTCGCCGATGTCACGCGTCGCCTCCGATTGCTCTCGCGACCGTGCGGCCTGCCTGTCACGATGCGATTCGTAGGCCGAGCGAGGAGCGCCGGTGCGACGTTCGAGCTCCGCGATGGCCCGCAGTTGTGCGCGGGCTTTTTTCTTGGCCTCGGCGAGCTTCTCGTGCGTGGCCGTTGGCGCCATTTACAACGCCACGACGGGCCCTCCGGCTCCGGAATACCGCACATTCCGCGGGCATTTCGGCCCAGAAAAAAAGCCCCCCGCGAGACTTGCTATCGGCACACGATAGGGCAATGTACGGGTGTCCATGCACGACACCCAAAGCAAAGGAGAACGACGATGAAACTTGCGAACGCCCGAATCGAGAAGCTTGCCGAGTCCAAGCGGGCCTACACGGTCCGCGAACTGATCGAGGAGCTCGAGGGCCACGACCCTGACGCCCTGGTGGTCTTCTCGGTGAACTACGGGGACATCTGCAACACGATGCAGGCCCTTCCGATCGAGAGCGTTGACGAGCTCGACCAGTGCGAGGTGATCGCCGAATCGGCTTACAGCCAAAGCGGCATGAGCATCGAGAACGCCTTCGAGCGAGGCGGCTTCGATGAGGACGATGAAGAGGTCGATGTGCCCCACCCCGATTGCGGCGTGGTGGTTCTCCGGTGATCGGCAGGGTGGAACCTTCGCGATCACTGATGCCCAGCTCCGGAGGCTTCAAGGATGGCCCCGGATGCTGGGCTGGCCTCTGATAGGTAGGCCGTCTTTCCTGTGAGTTGTTCCCACCTGCGGACGATCACGTCGCAGTACCGCGGGTCGAGCTCCAGCCCGCAGCACCGCCGGCCGAGCTGTTCCGCGGCGATGAGCGTGGTGCCGCTGCCCAGGAAGCTGTCGAACACCAGCCCGCCCGGGCGACTGCTGTTGCCGATCAGGTAGGCGATTAGCGCCACCGGCTTCATCGTGGGGTGGTCGGCGTTGGATGTCGGCCGGTCGAACTCGAGCACCGTGGTCTGCGAGCGGTCCGAATACCACTCGTGGGCGGCCCCATCCTTCCACCCGTAGAGGCATGGCTCGTGCTTCCACTGGTAATCCTGCCGTCCGAGCACCAGGGCGTTCTTCTTCCAGATCAGGCACTGCCGCACCCGCTGGCCGCAGTCTTTGACGGCGCCGCGGAAGTTGAGGCCCTCGCTGTCGGCGTGCCAGATGTAGAACGCACCTCCCGGCTTGAGGGCTGCGAACGCCTGCTCGTAGGCCGCGCGGAGGAACGCACGGAAATCGGCGTCCGGCATGCTGTCGTTCGCGATCGTGAGGGCCTCGTCGGTCCCGCCCACGTAGGCGACGTTGTACGGAGGGTCGGTCAGCCAGATGTCGGCCAGCTCGACGTCCATCACGCGCTCGACGTCTTCGGCTCGCGTCGAGTCGCCGCAAAGCAACCGATGCTCGCCGAGGATCCACAGGTCGCCCGGCTTCGTGACCGGGTCCGCCGGCGGCTCCGGCACGTCGTCCTCGACGATCCCGGTCGGCTCGCCCTGGTAGAGGCCGGCCGCTGCCGCCACATCCGCGAGCATCTGCTGGACCGCCTCGCTCCCGGTGTCGAGATCACGCAGGATGGCATCGAGCTTCACCGCGTCCGCCTCCGCCATCGCCGAGAGCGGGTCGAGCGTCGCGAGGATCTTGTCGGCCTCGGCCTGGTTCACGTCGAGCACCAGGACCGGCACCGGCTTGTCGCCGAGGGTCTCCACGCGGAGGTGACCGTCGATCAGCTCGAGCGTGCCGTCGTCGAGCTCCCGGGCCAGGACCGCGTCAGCGATGCCCACCTCGGCGAACACGCCGCGGAGCGCGTCGGCCTGGGCCTGCGGATGGGTCCGCCAATTCCTCGGGTTTGGGCGAAGATCGGAGGCCGGAACGCGGCGAAGCTCTCGGATTCGGTCCCTGATAAGCATGGGGCTTTGGGGGGCTTCTGGGGGTAGAGGGCCGCGCGAAAGAAAGTCAGTCGATACCTGCAGA